TAATTTCGGACGCGGGTTCAACTCCCGCCAGCTCCACCAAAATCCTTCGAAGATGATTCCAGAGTCATCCGTAGAAGTCCTGAAAGCCCGCACGGCACAAGCCCTGCGGGCTTTTTTGTGTCTGTAATCTTCCGAGACGATCCGCCTGAATCCAGTGATAATTGGTATACGAATTGGTATACGCTAGAATGTATTCCAATTACGTATACCAATTCATGCAGGAAATGTAGACATGGCAAGGACTACACGCCCATTAACCAATACCGAAGTGCTGCGCGCTAAAGCAACTGATAAAGATATGACCCTGCATGATGGCGAAGGGCTTTTTTTGGTCATAAAAACCAGCGGCAAAAAGCTTTGGCGTTTTCGCTATCAACGGCCAGCTACGAAACGACGGACCATGATCGGATTAGGGACCTTCCCCGCTCTTTCTCTTGCCAATGCCCGCAGCTTGCGAGCGGATTATCTTACTCTGTTAGCCAATGGAATCGACCCTCAAGTACATGCAGAGGTAGCCGAAGAGCGACATCAGATCGCTATGGACAGCGTTTTCTCTAAAGTGGCCGCTAACTGGTTTCTACTTAAAAGCAAAAGCGTCACACCTGATTACGCGAATGACATTTGGCGATCATTAGAAAAAGATGTGTTCCCAGCAATAGGCGAGCTCCCCGTCCAACAAATTAAAGCTAGAGCGCTAATTGAAGCCTTGGAGCCAATCAAGGCACGTGGGGCGCTTGAAACAGTTCGCCGACTAGTACAGCGAATAAACGAAATAATGATATATGCAATAAACACTGGCCTAATCGAACTTAATCCAGCATCAGGGATTGGCATGGCTTTTGCGAAACCTAAAAAACAAAATATGCCAGCATTGCGCCCTGAAGAATTGCAAGAGTTGATGCGTGCAATGCAAATGTCTAACCTAACCCTGACAACTCGTTGTCTCATCGAGTGGCAGCTCCTAACAATGGTACGACCTTCTGAAGCTGCGGGAAGTGAATGGTCTGAGATCGATTTTGCTACTAAGCTCTGGACTATCCCAGCAGAAAGAATGAAGTCAAAACGTGAGCATAGAGTGCCTTTATCGGCGCAAGCTTTAAATGTCTTAAAAATAATGTTATCAATAAGTAAGAATAGAACACACATCTTCCCTAGTCGTAATGATCCAAAGCTCCCAATGAATAGTCAGACAGCTAATGCGGCATTAAAGCGCATAGGCTATGGTGGAAGATTAGTTGCACACGGATTACGTTCAATTGCTAGCACAGCTCTAAACGAAAAGGGGTTTAATGCTGATGTTATTGAGGCCGCTCTGGCACATAGTGATAAAAACGAAGTTCGGAGAGCATACAATCGCTCAACCTATGTTGAAAAAAGAATTGAAATCATGGAATGGTGGGGGGTATATGTAGAAGAGTCTTCAAAATATTTTAGAAAAAATTAACACATGCTATAAATATCAAGACGATAAATACAGATGTTATTAAGGATAAAAAATGCATGAAAGTGAAAAATACATTCAATTTGTTAGAGAAATTCAATCCCTTCCCGCTGGTGACGATTCTATTATAGATTTTTGCCGAAGAAAAATCATACATGGGACGCCTTTCGTATTTAAGGACAAAGAAGACGATTATTATTCCTTCCTAAAAAAAATAGCATCAGAATATTCCGTACCGTTTAATAGCATACATATATCAGGATCTGGAAAACTAGGTTTTTCTTTTATAAAAAAAACCGACTTCGGTTTAGAATCAGATATAGATGTTGCAATCATATCTGCATTACTCTTTGATAAAATAATGTACATGGTCGGCGATTTTCAAATTGCATTGAGACAAAGCAGCGTTTTCTTGTCAAAAAAACAGGAAGAGTACTATTTCGACTTTCTTAAATATTCCGCGATGGGATGGATCCGACCAGATTTACTCCCTATAAAATCATACCCATCTACATTTAGAAATAACTGGTTTGATTTCTTTAAAAGCATCTCTTATGACAACTGCATAGCTGGTAACTATAAGGTAACAGCAGGTGTTTTCAAAAACTATGAATGTTTTGAAAGATATACCCTCACAGGGCTAAATAAACTAAAAATTAAGTTAAGGTAATTGAATGAAAATTGAAACCAATAGCATCACACCCAGAGTCTCAGACCTTTATAGACAAATTAGAGATGGTTCCCTTATTCTCAAACCCCCATTTCAAAGAAATTTTGTTTGGACAATGAGACATCAAGAAGAATTTATTGACACAATACTTAATGGATTTCCTTTCCCGGAAGTGTATATTTGCGATGGCGAAATCGATACTGTAACCTTTAACTCAACTACATTAGTAATTGATGGTCAACAGAGATTAACCACAATCAAAAGATACATAGAGGGTGAAGGCACAGAACAGTTTAAAAAAACACCTCAATATAAAGATCTCTCTCAAGATCAGGTAGAGGCTTTCCTAGGTTATAAAGTAGTTGTGAGAAATATTGGTAAAGTAGAGGAAGGTACTATTCGCGAAGTATTTAGAAGAATAAACTTAACTAAGTTTAGTCTTGATGCGATAGAAATTCAAAACGCCATTTATGATGGTGAGTTTATACTAACCGCTAAAAATATACTTGATGCCATTGAAATTGAAAGCTACGGAGTTTTAAAAACTTCCGAACTCGATAGGATGGCTGACTTACATTACATTCTTTTAGTAATGACCACCCTCGAGAATGGTGGGTATTATTCGCAAGACTCAGAGTTGGAAGGAGTAATTGAACGCTATAATGAGGAATACCCTCGCAAAGATGAAATGGCTAACGCCTTGAAAATTACATTTGATTTAATCAATAAAATGAACCTCCCAGCTGATTCGGTGTGGTTTAGAAAATCAAACTTCTTTACATTGCTTGTTGAAATATCAAAGTATTTATTCGATAAAGCTGAAAAAACAGGTGTGGCAGACTTAAGCAAGCATGTACCAGCTGCTGATACGCTAAGTGCGTTGCTCAATCATTTTTCTAAAGAACTCTACCAGTTTAAAGATAGTGTATCCCCTTACAAAGAATATTACCCATGCATGTATCAAGGCACCAATAACAGAAAATCCCGCGTAATACGCTCAGAAATATTCCGTGAATCTATACTAAAGAAAATTTAATACCTAGCGGCCTCTGGCCGCTTTTTTATTTATCATTATTGTGGGATTTATTTGACAAAATTGCTCTGGCTGATTCGATTAGTTTTTAGCCATCATATGAATTTAAAGATCTCAGTTGCACAAAAGTGACTAAATATATGTTGCGCGCACTCGTACCCCCGCCACGCCTGCCCGCTTAATGGAGTGGTTTTCATGCACCTGCATGATTGGGCCTATGCCGCGCCGCTGCTGGGCTGATATGCCGTTACTGGGTGCCTGAGACTCATGCGTTTTCATGCGGCATAGACATGCACGCTCATACCGTTGAGTGTCGGGCACAAAAAAGCCCGGCTCGGGGCCGGGCATCTCAGGTTTTACTCTTTTTCAGGTCAGATAAGTTTCTTCTTTTTGCAATCTGCTTTCGCGCTGCCCGCTGGCTTGATTCCCGTCAGGCTCAGCACGTCGTCGCGGAACATCAGCCCGCTGTATTTTCTTCCGGTTTCGGCAATACGCTGCATTACAAAGCCGTCATAGAGCGTGTCGGCGTCATTGACGCCCTCCATCACGCCCGGCATGTATTCACTGCCGGTGCGCCTGAACTGGCGGTACTTCATGTTCAGCAGGCTGAACAGCTCCGCACCGTGCAGCACCAGAAAATCGCCCAGCAGCTCGTCCACACGCTCGTCGGTGATGCCCTCATGACTCAGCACATAGGCATTTGCCTTGCATCCGGTGTTGTGGGCCAGCTGCGGCAGCTGCTTTTCCTTTTCGCCTGTAAGGCTCTCAAGCTCGCGAGCGGTTTCCTCCTGTTCAAGGTAGGCGGCGCGCAGCTTTTTCATTTCCGCCGTAACGGTGCCGCTGTTCTGATCCAGCAGTTCGCGAAAGCGTGCCCGTCCAGCCTCTGCCTCACGTTCGGCCTCGCTGCGGCGCTCGCGCAGAGTGCTCACGGTATCGGATGCGGCGGTTTCGCTGCTGCGGGCCTCCATCCAGCCATTGAGCTTTTTCATCAGGTCGGCGACACGAAGACGCCAGCCAGGGGAAAGGCCCGTGACGAGCTGCTCGGTGGTGTTTTCTATCTCCGCTGCGGGCAGCTTCGTGAGCCAGCCCGCCTCGCGCAGCGGCTGGTTTCCGGTGTGCATTGCGGCGGCAATGCGCGCGCCGGTCGCGTTAACTGCGGTGTCTGTCATTTGCGTACTCATATTCTCTCCTGTTCAGGGCTGTGCGTGACGGTCGCGGCGGGTGCAGGCGTCGCCGTAGCGGCCCAGCGTCTGCGGCTGTCGCGCCGCGCTCAGCGTTGCCGCTGCGGGTTCTGACTCCGCAGGCTTCTGCGGCTTCATGATGATTTTCTCGACGCTCTCCAGCGCGGTGAACGTGCATGAGCAGTCAAGGTTGGTGCACTGATACCAGGTGCGCTTGACGGTCGCTGACTCGTAGGCGCTGGTGCGGGTATGTGCGGTGGTGCCGCACTCCGGGCATTTGAGGGCCATCACGCGCCCTCCTGCGGCAGCCGGTTCTGGCGCTGCGCAAAGCGCAGGTGCTGTGCGGGGGTGTAGCTCCCCTGACAGTCGCGAAGCATATCGGCCTCCGGGGCAAGGCCCGTTTCCGCGAGCGCGTCCTTGTATGCTGCTCCCTCCACCGGGCGCGCACGCTGCACCTCGCGCGCCACGGCGCTGCGAAGCAGCCGGGCGGCCACCTCCAGCCCGCCGGGGCCGTTCAGGAACGGGGCCAGCGCAGAGGTGAGCGCCGGGCCGTGCTCACTCATAAAGCCGCTGAGCGCGTCCTCCGTGCAGGCTTCCAGCACAACCCGCTGTGCGTACACGCCCTCACGGGCGGCGCAGTTAATCTGCCAGTCCAGCACCGCGACGCGCTCGCGCAGCAGAGGTATACGCTCACTGTAATCAGTCGTTTTATCGCCAGCCGTGAGCAGGGTTTTCAGGGCCGCTTCAGCCTCCTGACGCTCACTGAGATACACATGCCAGTTGCTGCGGGCGGCGCGAAACTGGTCCAGCGCCTGTGCGGGTGTGGTTGCGACGGTCATTGTGCCTGCTCCTTCTGCGCCATTTTGCGTCGGGCCAGAATTTTGTGGCGCGCTGCGGGAGAGGGGCTGTTTCTGTAGTCATCATGTGCGCCGCGCGCAGGGAAGGTGCCCGCGAGCTTAAACACGTCGTCTTCCGGGAGGGCGTCACACACCAGTGCCGGGTCAGTGATGTTCCGGGCGATAAAATTCTTCAGCACCGTCTCTGGGTCGTTCACACTGTCCACTTCACCAATCCCGGCGCTGGCCTGACGCCCCAGCGTGATTTTCAGCAAGCTCAGCGTCTGAATAAGCTGCTGGCCGTGCGCGTCCATAAACATCTGCCAGAGCTGCCTGGCACGAAGATTCACCAGGTCACTGTGCGCACTGATGTAAGCAAGTGCAAGGTCGCCGGTTTCCCACGGCAGGGACTCATTCTCCTGCGCGTGCAGGGCCAGCAGGGCATCAAACTCTTCCAGCGACTCACGGTCGAACGCAACCTCTGCGCGCAGCTTCTTCATCTCCGGCGTCATCACGCCGCCGTTCTCACGGAACAGCCTGCGCCATTCGTCATTCTGGGCGGTCGCATTCGCCTCGGTATCACGGCGGCGCTGGCGGATGATGTCGCCCTGAGAGGCGGCGGCCTCCTGCCTGCTGCGTGCGTCAAGCCATGCGGCTTTTGCGGTGCTGACTTTATCCAGCTCGGTCTGGGTACTGGCGGGTAAGGCAGTTTTGACGGTCATATATGCTCCTGTCGGGTCTGTTGGGATAAGTCAATTGTGCCGGGGCTGGCACAGGCGCTGCCACCGGGCGGCGTTGTATGACGGACCAGACAAAAGCTTTCTTTCTGGCGAGCCAGGAAAAGGTCTCACCAAAGCTGTTTATAAGCTTTCAGTTTTATATAAAACCTTCACCATTCTTCACCTTAAAAAAAAGATAATAAATACAGTTAATTAAAGGGTGAATAGTTGAAAAACAATCCTTCACCCTCTGTTCACCACTCTTCACCTCAGAAATTTTTTAACGAAATCCTTTATGGAATAAATAAGAATAAAAATTATTCTATTTATAACTCTAAGTTACTGGAGAAAACCTCCTCAGCACTCTTTGGTACTCATTAAGACTATTCATGTACACCTGTCGTTTATGTGGTTTTTGTGGCGTCAGCCAGACAAATTTATCTTGTTGTCACCGGCGAAAATATTCGCAGAATAAACAGCTACCCGGTGCCGGACGTATCTGTCTGGTGCTTTACGGACAAACTGAGAGGTAGCCATGCAAACCGTTTTATCCGCACCATCTTCCGCCCCGGCGGTCCCGGTAATGCCGGTATATTCACCCGTTCAGGAACGCTTTATGCGCCTGCCGGAAGTTATCCACGTGAGCGGCCTGTCCCGTTCAACCATCTACGACCTCATCAGCCGCAGCGCCTTCCCGGCGCAGGTATCGCTGGGAGGTAAAAACGTGGCCTGGCTGGCAAGCGAGGTCAGCGCCTGGATGAACGAACGTATCGCTGCGCGCGGTCAGGAGCGTGCAGCATGATCCGGCTGAACATTGGCGGTACTAATCATCACCTGTCCGTTGAAGACGCGAAGCAGCTGGCGCTGGCCATTGCCGCAGAAGTGGACATGCCCGGTCAGCCGCAGCGCTTTCGCGGCACCGGCATTAGCTTCCGCATTTCACGTAGCGATGAGGCCTCATCGGGCCCGCAGGTATTTTCCCGCGACGGCATTATCCTCACCGACTGCTGAGGTGTTTATGCCGCTTTCTTCTTACACTCCCGGCTTGCGCGCCGGGGGCTTTCCCTGGTACAGTAATTGCGCTGCCGTAAAACCGGCAGCCGGGCGTGGAAACCCGAGTTACTTCAAGGCGACACTAGACGCGCCATGCGTCTTTTTTTGTGTCTTAGCCTCAGTGCACCCGTTATTCGGGCAACGGTTTCTTTTCCGCTGCGCCGTACTCGTAATGGTGGCCCGGGCGGGGCAGCCCTCGGGCTGGCCGGTTTCCTTGAAGGCCGGTTTTCCACCCCCGTTCGGGTCACCGCCAGAGCGTGGAAACTCCGGTGGTGGCGATAACCGCTACTTCAAGGAGACTGCCCTTATGGCTACGGTCCTTCATTCCCCATACCCTCAGTTTGTTTTCGTCTTTGCCGCTGTGCGCCGCTGTGAGCGCCACTGCCGCGTGCGAATGCTGCGCGCAACCGCCACCGATGAGCGCGCCGCCCGCCAGCTGCTTGCCCGCGAATACGTACTCTCCTTTGCCTGCCGCCTGCCGGTGGCGGAGGTGCGCGCATGAGCCAGATTACAATTTCCCCGGACGACCTGACGCGCCTTGAGCACCTGCGCAACGCCGGACGCTTCGTCAGCGACATGACCGCTTTCCAGGAATGCCATGAGCTGCCGCAGCCTGCGCAGCGCGCGCAGCTGGCCTCGCTTGTGTTTCTTATCACCGAGCAGCTCGACGGCGTGCTGAGTCGCTGCCACGACAGCTGGATGAATGACGAGGTGACGCCATGAAAATCCGCACCCTTTCCCCCGAGCTGCACGCCGCGCTGGCCCGTCGCGCGGTGGCCTGCGCCTGGCTCACTCTGTGCGATGAGCAGCAGCGCTATCCCGGCCTGACGCTGACACGGCTTGAGCGCGCCATTGAGACCGAGCTTGAGGGATTCTATCTGCGCCAGCACGGATGCCTGCGCGGTCAGGAAATTGCCTGCGCCCTGCTGGACGACCTGCTGGCCGCCGGACCGCTCAAGAGCGCGCCGGGGCTGAGCTTTTTAGGCCAGGTCGTGATGGACGAGCTGAGCGGGCGCATTCACGATGCGCCGCTGCTGCACTGAGGGACAACAAGATGAAAATGACAGTATCAGACGCGGCGAAGGCCGCGCAGGGGCAGTGGCCCCGCATCCTTCCCGCACTGGGCGTAAAGGTGGTGAAGAACCGCCACATGCCCTGCCCGGTATGCGGCGGGGCCGACCGTTTCCGCTTTGACGATAAGGAGGGGCGCGGTACGTGGCTCTGCAACCAGTGCGGGGCCGGTGACGGCATGGACCTGGTGAAAAAGGCGCTCAGCATTAACGTGACCGAGGCCGCCGAGCGCGTTAACGCCCTGACCGGCAACCTGCGACCCGTGAGCGAGGCCGCTGCCATCCACGCTGAAGCGGAAGACAGCGGAGCCGCCCGCGCTGCCGCTGCCACGCTGGCACAGCAGCTGGCGAGCACCGCGCGTGAAACCAGCAGCAACGCCTACCTGTCCCGTAAAGGGTGGCCGGAGCAGTCCTGCCTGACGCTTGCGAAGCCGCACAAAGTCGCCCTGACGACCTACAGTCCCGGCGATATTGTCGTGCCCCTGCACGACATGACCGGCGCGCTCGTTAACGTGCAGCTGATTAACGCGAAGGGTATCAAGCGCACGCTGAAGGGCGGACAGGTAAAAGGTACCTGCCACGTTCTCAGCAGCGATAAGCCATCCAGGCTCATCTGGCTCGCAGAGGGCTACGCTACCGGCCTGACGGTGCACAACCTGACCGGCGATGAGGTATGGATTGCGCTGTCGTCCGTTAACCTTCTTTCTCTGGCTGGCCTCGTCCGTGAAAAACACCCGTCGCTGCAGCTGGTGATTGCCGCCGACCGCGACCTGAACGGCGACGGCCAGCGTAAGGCAGCGCAGGCCGCCGCAGCCTGTAACGGAGTCGTGGCCCTGCCGCCGGTGTTTGGTGACTGGAACGACGCGTATACGCAGCACGGTGAGGCCGCGACCCGGCAGGCGCTGACGGAGTCCGCCGCACCGCCCGCTGCCAGCCCGTTTGACGTGATGAGCGAGGCGGAATTTTCCGCCATGAGCGCCAGCGAAAAGGCGGAGCGCGTGGCGGAGCACTACCGCAGCAATCTTGCCGTGGACGCCAGCGGGGAAATTCTCTGCCGCTACGAGGCCGGAGCGTGGAAGGTGATTTCCGGCAATCAGTTCGGGCGCGACGTGGCGAAGCTGTTCCAGCGTCTGCGCGCGCCGTTCTCGGCAGGCAAGGTGGCAGGCGTGGTGGATACGCTGAAGCTGATGCTGCCCCAGCAGGCCGCGCCGCAGCGCCAGCTGATTGGCTTTCGCAACGGCGTGCTCGACACCCGCAGCGGCACGTTCAGCCCGCACCGGCGTGAAAACTGGCTGCGCACCGTCAGCGACGTGGACTACACCCGCCCGGTAGAAGGCGAGACGCTGGAGAGCCACGCCCCCCACTTCTGGCAGTGGCTGGACCGCGCCGCCGGGCGCAGCGCGGATAAGCGCGATATCATTCTGGCCGCGCTGTTTATGGTGCTGGCGAACCGCTACGACTGGCAGCTGTTTCTCGAAGTCACCGGCCCCGGCGGAAGCGGTAAAAGCATCATGGCGGAAATCGCCACCATGCTGGCCGGGCCGGACAACGCCGTGTCGGCTACCATCGAGACGCTCGAATCCTCGCGCGAGCGCGCGTCCGTCATCGGCTATTCCCTTATCCGTCTGCCCGACCAGGAGAAGTGGAGCGGCGACGGCGCCGGCATCAAGGCGATTACCGGCGGCGATGCGGTGTCGGTGGACCCGAAGTATAAGGACGCCTATTCGACTCACATCCCGGCGGTGATTCTGGCGGTCAACAATAACCCGATGCGCTTCACCGACCGCAGCGGGGGCGTGTCGCGCCGCCGGGTTATCCTGCACTTCCTGGAAATCATCCCGGCTAACGAGCGTGACCCGCAGTTGAAGGAGAAGATACAGAACGAGCTGGCCGTTATCGTACGTCAGTTGATGCAGCGGTTCAGCCTGCCGCAGGACGCCCGGGCACTGCTCCAGTCGCAGCAGAATTCAGGTGAAGCGATGCGCATCAAGCGCGACGCCGATCCGATGGTGGACTTCTGCGGCTATCTGTTTGCGACCGCTGAGCCAACCGGCCTGCACATGGGTAATGCCAGCATCCGGCCCCTGCAACCCCGCCGCTACCTCTATCACGCCTATCTGGCGTACATGGAGGCGAACGGCTACCGCAATCCGCTCAGTATGAAGTCGTTCAGCCAGGCGCTGGAAAGCATCCTGCGCGAGTATGGGCTGAACTACCTGAAGCGCCGCACGAAGTCAGGCATACAGACCAACCTCGACCTGACCGATGAAAGCAGCGCCGACTGGCTGCCGAAGTGCGACGACCCGGCAGTAGCCTGACCAACCTTAACCGGCGAAAGCCGGTTTTTTTACGCCCATGCTTCACCACAGGTGAAGCATATCTGTGAACCTTCACCCTCACATCACCAAGTAAGTCACTGTTTAATATCAATAAATATATAAGATGTAGAGTGTGAAGGATAAATTCATAAAAAACTTTTTTCACGTATTATGAAGTGATGATTTTCATCGAAGGGATTCAAATGGAAGCCACAAAAAAATTCATCTTAGATGGTTTAGCAGACTTTGGCTTAAGCGATTTACCAGGAAGGCCTTACGACAGTGCCTTTGAACTTTTAGCATCTCCTCCAGATCGAAAGCGCGTAATAATGATGGGATTCAATGGTTCCCTCGTAGATGCTCACATTACCAACGCGCAATCCATTCAGAAAGATTTCGAGTCCCCTACCATCTCAAATGTTCAGAACGGAATCGAAGGTGCCTGGGGAATAACTCACCTCGCGAAGAGGTTGCAACAAATCCCTGTAGGGCTTGGTTATGATTGGCAGGATGTCGTTTACACTAACGCTCTTATGATGTGCTCACAAAATGCAGCATCCATTCAAAAGGAAGCATTGAGGCAGAATCTATCCGTTGAGCAACTCGTGAAAAACTCTATGGGCTTCTTCGAAAATGTAACGCTGCAGCTTTGCAATCCAGAGGTGATTATTGCTTATAGCAATGGGCTGACTTCACTGTCCGCCGCCAGTTTGTTACTCAAACATTTTGGAGAGGCTGGTACGTTGAAGTATTCGCATCCTAAAGGGTATTACACCACATACGCCTTTTATGCTAAATTCCACAGCCAGCGGGTTCCGGTTGTGTGTGTGCGGCATATGTCGAGGTTCAAACCTCATGAAGAGTATATTAAATCAGCTATTTCGCTGATGAGATAAGATGGTCCAATTTCGAGTTTTTTATTTATTACTTTCCTGAATTGGTATACGTTTAGGTATACAAAGGAAACTTGAATTGAATAAAACATTTTATTTTCATTAAGTTATATTCCTTATTCAGACTCCGCCAGCCCACCAAAATTCTCCATCGATGATCACCAGAGTCATTCGATGAAGTCCTAAGAGCCCGTATGGCGCAAGCCTTACGGGCTTTTTTGTATCTGGACTCTTTCAAGGCGACTCGCATGAAAATCCCAAACCGACTCCAGCCTCTCGTTGATGATGGCCTGGTAGATGAAGTACTACAAAGACTAAGAAGCGGCAAAGAAGCTGACGTTTATACCGTGTTAACGGGCGGCAAAATCCAGTGTGCCAAAGTGTACAAGGACGCCACACAACGAAGTTTCAAGCAGGCTGTGCATTATCAGGAAGGGCGCAAAGTGCGCAACAGCCGTAATTCACGTGCGATGCAAAAAGGGTCGAAATTCGGGCGCAAGCAGCAAGAAGAGACCTGGCAAAGCGCGGAAGTTGATGCGTTATTCCGCCTGGCGCATGCTGGCGTACGCGTCCCGCAGCCCTACATTTGCATCGACGGCGTTTTGTTGATGGAGCTGGTCACAGACGCAGAAGGTCTGGTTGCGCCACGCCTGAGCGATGTGTTCCTGACTGAAGAGAACGC